GGATGTGACCTACCATTGTTGCTGATCTAGATAATCCGGTTGATATTACAGAAAACCGCTGGATTGATCTTCGATTGCAAGAGTTGCCACAGCCTGAAAGCGAGGTGACAGATGACCCTGAACAGTGATTTTCAAAAGCTGTATGTTGATGGTCTGATTACGTTGTTTGAACTCGATGCTCGCGCTTTAGGTGCGGGTATTTTGCGTTTTCATGGTCATATTTCTTATGAAGATTGGGAGCGTATTTACAGTCTGATCGGCTCAGATGAATTGCTTGGTGATGAATCTCAGTTAATCGGTGAGGTGTTCGAGCAGGGTGAAAGCAAAGTCTGGTATCGAAATATCATTTGGCAAGGCGAAACTTTCGAGCCGATGGCTTTGGAAGTATCAGGTCTTGAAATGCGTTCAGATGGTAAAGCGTCTGCACCGACATTCAGTATGACAAACAATATTGGTGGCATTCAAAACGCAGTTTCTGCTCTTTGCTTGCAGTTTGGTGATTTTGCAGGTGCAAAGCTCAAGGTTATTACCACTCTGGCGAAATATCTTGATGGCCAGCCAACCGCATCAAATGAAGCCAAAGAGCAGCTTTGGTACATCGAGCAAAAGACTTCCGAAAATGCACAGGCCGTTACTTTTGAGCTATCAAACCCGATTGACTTTGAAGGCTTGAAGATTCCAGTTCGGCAGATTTCAAACTACTGTCATTGGTGTGCGATGGGCAATTATCGTGGCGAAGAATGTCAGTACACCGGTGCAGCCATGTTTACAGATAAAGATGAACCAACGGACAACCCTGCCTTAGATCGCTGCTCTGGCCGTCTGTCCTCATGCCGTATTCGCAATAATGAAATCCGTTTTGGCGGCTTTCCAGCGTCGAGTTTAATGTGATGAGTAATAAAAAATATTGTTTATGTGGTGGTGTATTTAAGCCCACTGGAATTGTATTAACTTCATGCCCGCCACAAATACAGCATCAATGTGACAAGTGCTCAAAAATAAAGGCATTCTATGAAACTAACTGCAAAACTTAAAAAAGCAATACAGGCGCATGCTGCTGAAGTTTACCCAGATGAATGCTGTGGTGTGATTGTGAGTAAAGAATATATCCCGTGTCGCAATATTTCAGACAATAAAGATCAGTTTGAAATTCATCACGAGGATTTAGCTAAGGCTGAAGATTTGGGTGAAATTCAGGCTTATGTGCATTCACATCCGAATGCGTCTGCACGCGCATCTGAGATTGATTTAATCCAGATTGAATTGCATGAAAAGCCTTGGGTCATCTGTGCTTATCCTGATATTGAATTTCAGGTGTATGAGCCGTGTGGATATAAAGCGCCTTTAGTCGGTCGCAACTACATTCACGGCATTCAGGACTGCTTTGCCATTGTTCGTGATTTCTACAAACGCGAGCTTGGCATCAGCATTCCTGATTATGAGCGTCAAGATTTATGGTGGGAGTCTAAGGACAGCCCTTCGCTTTATCTTGATAACTTTGAGAAAGAAGGCTTTGTTGAAGTGGATCAGCCTGAATATGGTGATGTCTTGTTATGTCGAGTCGGACGCACCGAGCATGTCAATCATGCGGCAATTTGGTTGGGTGACAATGGCATGCTCAAATCTGAGCAGACCGAGCCATGCATCGGTTCGGCTTTAATCTTACATCATCCGTATGGCCGCAAGTCAGTGCGTGAAATCTTTGGCCCACAGTGGCAGGAACGAGTAGCAAAGGTGGTTCGATATGCTCAAAACAATTAAGTTATACGGCATCCTAGCCAAGAAGTTCGGCAAAGAGTTTCGGCTCGATGTAGAGAATACTCGTGAAGCCATGCGTGCTTTATCAGTCCAAGTGCCGGGTTTTGAGCACTTCATGCTGCACGCACATGAACAAGGCTTAGAGTTTGCTGTTTTTCAGGATAAGCAAAATATCTCTGAAACCGAACTCGACATGAGCACTAGTGCTAAAGTGATTAAGGTAGTTCCAAAGGTAAAAGGTGCGGGTGGCGATGGGATACTGCAAACAATTCTTGGCGCGGTGATGGTTGTGGTTGGTGTTGTTGCGATGGCTTATGGGCAGGCGTGGGGCGCAAATCTTGTTGGTGCTGGTATCGGTATGATGGTTGGCGGTGTAGCCATGATGCTCATGCCCAAGATTGAGAACCAAGATCAAAACCAAGACGGAAACAAGGCCAATAAAGGCTTTGGTGGTGCAGTCACCACGGTTGCACAAGGGAATCCAGTGCCAGTGCTTTACGGTCAGCGTGAGGTTGGTGGCTTTATTGCAAGCGCCGGACAATACCCTGAAGATCTAATGTAAATAATAGGAATATACAGGCGCATAGAGCGCCTTTTTTATTGTCTGAGGATAAGTATGAATGCAGTAATTAAAGGCGCAAAGGCAGGGCAAGGCAAATCAAGAAAAGCGGTCATTGCACCAGACTCAGCTCAGTCCAAGACCTATATTAAAATTCTCTATGGCTTGTCTGAAGGTGAAGTTGAGGGGCTGGCCAATGGTCTGCAATCGGTTTATCTGGAAGAAACACCACTACAGAATCCGGCGGGTGGTTGGAACTTTGAAGATGTTCAGGCTGATTTTCGTCATGGTACTAATGACCAGACTCATATCGAAGGCTTTCCAGATATCTCCTCTGAAACTGCAATCAATGTTGAATTAAAGTCTGAATCGCCTTGGGTTCGCTCGCTAACCAACACTGATCTTGATGCAATCCGTTTACGCTTTAAGTGGGGGCCGCTACGCGAACAGAATGCTGAAAATGGCGATGTCAAAGGCATTGTGATTCAGTATGCGATTGATTTGCAGACTGATGGCGGCACATGGACTGAGGTTTTAAATACTCAAATTTCAGATAAAACTTCTGCAAACTATGAGCGTTCACACCGGATTGATTTACCAAAGGCCGATACTGGCTGGACGATCCGTGTCCGCAGAATCACACCCAATTCAACATCAGAATATATCAGCGACAAGATGTATGTGGATGCGCTGACTGAAGTCATCGATCTAAAGCTGAGTTATCCAAATACGGCTTTACTTGGCCTGCAATATGACGCCGAAACCTTCTCTAATGTTGCAAAAGTTGCAGTCGATTTAAAAGGTATCAAACTTCAGGTTCCATCTAACTATGACCCGGTTGCACGTACCTATGCAGGCATGTGGGATGGCACATTCAAACGCGCTTATACCAATAACCCCGCGTGGATTTATTACGACATTTGCACCGCAAAGCGCTATGCCTTGGGTGATCGATTAACATCTGCAATGCTGGATAAGTGGTCTTTGTATCGTCTGGCACAGTATTGCGACCAGATGATTGATGACGGCAAAGGCGGTCAGGAGCCGCGTTTTACTTGCAATGTGTATCTACAAAGCACTGAAGATGCTTATGTAATTCTGAGCAAGTTGGCTGGTGTATTCCGTGCAATCTCTTATTGGGATGGTAATTCAATCGTCTGTGATGCCGATATTCCGCAAGACACTTACTTTACTTACACACGCGCCAATGTGATTGATGGTCTGTTTGAGTATTCCGGCACCCGTGCGCGTGATCGTCATACGGTTGCAAAAGTAGCTTGGGATAATCCTGCAAATCACTACAAGACCGAATATGTTTATGTGCGTGATGAAGCAGCCATTGCCAAACTCGGTGTACGCATTGCCGAGATTGATGCTTGGGGCTGTACTTCTGAGGGCCAAGCACAACGAGCGGGTCTTTGGGCATTAAAATCTGAGCAACTAGAAACTCGCACTGTATCTTTTAAAGTTGGATTGGACGGCTATATTCCACAACCTGGGCGCGTGATTGAAATCGCAGATGAACTGTTTGCAGGTCGTGCCAATGGCGGTCGTATTTCTGCTGTGAGCACTGACCGCAAAATTATCACTTTAGATCGTGATGATGTTGTGTGTCGTGCAGGGGATAGATTGGTTGTAAATGGTGAAAATGGCAAGGCTCAAGGTCGAATCGTATCATCCGTAAATGGTCGCAATATCACTGTAACCACGGCTTTTGATGCGGTTGCACCAGAAAATATCTGGGCCGTTGATGCGCAAGATTTAAAAACCATGAAGTTTCGCGTCATGAGTATTACTCAGGATGATAAACACCAGTTTTCAATTACCGGCCTTCAATACGAATCAGCCAAATATGATGCAATCGATTTCGGTGCTTTTATTGATGAGCGTCCGATTTCCATTATTAATCCGACTGTTCAGGCACCAGTAGAGTCTGTATCAATCTCATCTGAGAGCATGGTACAGCAAGGCTTATCTGTTGAAACCATGATTATTGCTTGGCCACAGGCGCAAGGTGCAACAAAGTACCAGGTGGAATGGCGTAAAGATGATGGTAGCTGGATTAAACTGCCAATCACAGGCAACAATTCAGCAGAAGTACAAGGCATTTATGCAGGCAACTATGAAGCGCGTGTGACTGCGATTTCAGCGTTTGATGTTGCATCTCTGCCAACTTACTCAATGCTCACAACTTTGTCAGGCAAGCAAGGTTTACCGCCTGCTTTAGCTAATATTGCAGCGACAGGCATCTTGTTTGGCTACCGTTTAAATTGGAATTTTCCTGCGGTTGGTGCGCTTGATACCGCTTATACGGAAATTGAGATTGCAAGCACCGCAAATGGTGCCAATGCTG